CTGTATTGTTGTGGGTGCATGAAGTATTGGGTGTTGGAACATTGACCAAGAAACCAAGAAAAGGTAAAAGAAAAGATGGTACACCGTATTTAATGCAATACAGATGGCGTTGTACATTTAGAGACGCATACTATGTGTGTTTGTTAATCTGGCCTTGGGCACACACAAAATTACCAAAGATTACACAGGTCATGAATCATTATGATGAACATAAAATTATGAATGGTAAAGTAGTAAACTTAGATGATTATAAAAAGGCAATGGCATTAGAATGATGTTAAAATTTTATTTATGGGTGATGGGTTGGTCTGGTACAATTAATAGCTGGGCTTTTAGAAAACAGGCTGCGATAGTAAGAGAGAATAATAGAAAAGAAGAAGAGGACTATTTAAAAGAGCTAAAGAAAAAATTATGAAACAGGACGAAAGACTATCGAGAAAAGTTTTAGAGAGCCATTACTTATGGTGTCTTGATAATGGTCGAGATGTATCTTGGTATGATAAATTAAAAAAAGAAAAAAATGAATAATTTAAAAGACTATATATTACATTTAAATAATTGGATTCCTAAAAATATTTGTAAAAAAAGTATTGAGGAGTTATCTAATTATAATTGGGAAAAACATAAATGGACAAACACAAAAAATTTTGACGGAAAATCAATTAATGGCAATAAAGAACTTGATGTATGTTATGAAAGCAATTTAACTTTTTACAAGGATTTAATGGATTTAACTTGGAAGGCATTAGAAAAATATATTGTTACTAATAAAATAGGTGGAGAAACTTTTGATGGTTGGAAAGGGTTTTGTCCAATTAGATTTAATAGATATCAAAAAAACCAAATTATATCTAAACATTCTGATCATATTCATAGTTTATTTGAGGGAGAGAAAAGAGGTATCCCAATTTTAAGTATTGTTTGTGTGTTAAATGATGATTATCAAGGCGGTGAATTTATCATGTTTGATGATTATGAAATTAAATTTAAAGTTGGAGATTTAATTTTATTCCCATCTGTATTTTTATATCCGCATTTAGTTAAACCAGTTAAAAAAGGAACAAGATACTCTTTTGTATCTTGGTGTTACTAATGACGGCTGCGTATGGATTTGGTATGTTTGGTTATAATATGGTCTGTCTGTTGATAGGTTTATTGATAGTATACTACGTTATTAATAAGATAAAATGATGGATAAAGAGGATCTATTAGAATACGAAAACATTGGTCGAAGGATCAAGCGTAGTGATAAGTATACCTATGTCAGTGCATCACGGATCGAGGACCACGGATCACGGCTCTATGATGTAAATGGTTCTAGACTTCCAAGTGTAACTACGATATTAGGGCGTACCAAAAATCAAGAATTTCTAAAAGACTGGAAGGCCAAAGTTGGAGAACAAGAAGCAGACAGAATCAAAAATGTATCTAGTAGTCGGGGGACAGCTATGCACAAATTCTTGGAGCACTATATTCTCGGAACTGGTTACGATGATCTTACAGCACTCGGACAGGAGGCGAAAGCCATGGCCAAGAAAGTTATTGACGTGGGTCTCACACCGGTTGATGAGTGGTATGGTTCGGAAGTTACGTTATATTATCCGGGTCTGTACGCAGGTTCTACAGACCTTGTTTGTCTACATAACAATCGCGAAACTGTTGTTGACTTCAAGCAAGCCAATCGTCCGAAGAAGAAAGAATGGATCGAAGATTATTATCTGCAAATCGCAGCATACGCCATGGCACACGACTATGTCCACGAGTCAAACATTGAACAAGGAGTTATCATGGTATGCACGCCTGACCTATATTATCAAGAATTCAAAGTCGAGGGACCTGAATTAAGACAATACAAACATAAATTTTTAAAGAGATTAGACATGTATCATGACCTAATTTACGATGAAAAGGAGAAAGCAGATGTCAATGTTAAAGCAGAAGATTTTCGATAGAGTAGACGAGCCAGCAATATACATTCGATACATGAATGGTGTGGTTGCTTATATTGGAGAAACTGGAAATTGGAAAAAAGGTAGACCTTTTAGAGACGGTACGTCTTTTGATGAAAAAGAAATTACAGGAGATTATGATAAAGTTAGAATATTAAAAGCTAGTTTTAAACCTGAAAGGAGAAGATATTGGGAGGCTGTTTTAGTAACAAGATACAAACCATACAATCAACAAAACGCTTTAAAAAAATATTATACACTAACAAAAAAGGACATGATAAAAGACAAAGAATTGTCTATAAATATTGCTAACAAGACGGAAACTATGAGAAAAAATACCAATGAGAAGTTAAGAAAGTTGGCAAAAATACATCTCATAAAACATTATGAGATAATGATACATCTAAAACAAATAAAGGAGAAAATATGAACGATAACTTGTTTAGAACGCTTCTAAAAAGATATGAAGCTGAGATAGAAGATGCACACTATAAGATAGATACTATATGTGAGCAAAATCTAGTGATCCCTGAACACGTGGATATCACAGGAGAGGTAGACACTTTGTTAGGGAAGATCGGCAAGGCAGAAGAAAAGTTGTCCGTAATGAGGAAATATTATGGCGAAAATAAGGCAAAAGAAGTCTTGTAAATGCGATACCTAAGGTGTCGATTGGGTGTCGGCAGGGTGTCGGCAGGGTGTCGCAAATTTAGGGTGACACGTGTTTGTTCACTGTTTATTCTAAAATTTGCGACACTTGCGATACCCTTGCGATACCCTTGCGACGGGGGGGGTGTCGAAAAATTAGTGTTGCATACCAATGGTTATAGGTCAATTTTGGCATTTTCGATACCCTTTCACTTTTTTTTATTTTTTAGCGCAAGAAAAAAATTTTTGCTTATTTAGGTGTCGCATTTTTAATTGTGGCGCAAATAAGGCAAGTAGACGAATTGTGACGTGTATGATAATAAAAATTTATGCCTAGGAAAAGACGAAAAAGAATTGCAACTGATGGTGCTCCCGATATACCTTATCCGAGAGTCAGAGTGGAGTGGATTGATTGTGTCAGTGACTCTGGCTGGGCTACAGACAAAGAGTTTGATAAGATGAAACTAGCACGACCAGTTAATGAAGGTTGGTTATATTCTAAAGATGATAAGTCTGTAAAACTATTTGCATCCTATGATAAAGATGATAACGAAATTACTTTTGGTGATCGAACTATGATTCCTCGGGCTTGGGTAAAGAAGATTCAGAAGTTGTAGATGGAGTCACATCAATTATTTGCGCGTAATCGTCTAAAATTTGTTTCATCTTCGCTTCTAATTCTTGTTCTGACAAGTCTTCTAGTTTCCCAGTTTTTATTATTTTTCTGTCTATGTATAATCCTGCTGCCTTGCCTCTGTTGGCTTCAGCATTTACAGCAGAAGAGAAAGACCCTTTCTTTAAAGCAGCCTCTCTGAGTCTTGCAAGTTCAGCTACATGTCCCTCGTAAGTGACCTCGTGTTTTTTTAATCTTTCTTCTCTTAGTTCTCCCATATACTTTACAACAAGTGGAGATAGCTTTGGATTTGAAAGTTCTGATCCTTCCTGTCTAGCTCTCTTTGGACTGTATCCTGCTTTGATAGCTGCCTCTGTTTTAGTCATGGGTCCATTATCATCACCGAATACATAATACTCTGCGAACTTCATTTGCATCTCTGTTAATCTCTTTGGTAAACCCATATTGACAATTTAAGGTAACATTGCTATAAAGTCAAGGATGGAAAGAGGTCCAAACGATTTGGAAGAAAGAATAGATATGTTGGAAAAACAGAAAAAATTTATGCAAGATAAATTACGTAAGGCCGGTGCCAGAATAAAAGATTTAGAAGAGATAAGTAAGAGTCATCAAAAATTAGTTGGTAGTCTTATGGCAGATAAGAAAAAACCACAATGGGATGACACAGAATAATGTTTGTCAAACATCTACAGGAATATTTAGATCAATTCACTGACGGCAAGAAAGGTAATGCAGTATCAAATGCTAAAATCTATATGCAGGTTGGTGGACATTTAGAAGAGATAAAAAGAATTGAGGTGCAAGAGTCAAATATAATTGGACAAAGTGCTATTCGTGTAGTATTTAAACCAGAGAGTCAAAAGATAATTATCGCTCCTAAAACACCTGATTAGAAAGCCCTAGTTACCTTGAAACCTGAGCGAAAATTATATGCAAAAATTAAAAAATCTATACCTAAAATCTCATGGATTAGGCTTGAAAACTCTAGCTTACACGGTACTCCCGATCTACTGGGTTGCACTGTTAATGGCCACTTTTTTACACTAGAGCTCAAAGTCACAAGAGGTAACAAGGTTAAATTTTCACCACACCAAATTGCCTTTCATATTAAACACCCACACAATACTTTCATCTGCATTGAGCACCTCGGTTCAGGATGCTTGAAACTTTTCCGTGGTTCGAGAATCAAGGAGCTTGTTGCTTGTGGCTTTAAGCTTGATGCTTGTGCCTCGGAGCTTGATGCTTGTCGCTTGATGCTTCAGGAGCTTGGCGCTTGAAGCTTGTTGCTTGAAGCTTCAGGCCCGGACCAGGTGCACGCTCTCCATTGGCCGTCGCCGTAGTTTCGCTAATGACCTGATCCGATATTCCACGCGGGAATTCTGTTTTAATGTTTACCATAAGAGATTGTTTTAATTGAGGCGTCCCAGCATGCCCGGCAGTCTCTGCATTCGTTGTCTTGTTTTGCAGCGGGACAGCTGGCCCCTGATGTCACTACCTCTGAGCTGTTGGGCCACGACTGAGGCGCCCGCTGGTCTACCATGGGCGCACTGAATCGTATGACTAAATTGTCCGGCTTGTCTGTCAGGTGGTCCTTTATCCATGCTTCACGAGTCGGTAACCAGTGACGCTTGCCCGGTGTTAACCTGCAGACAGCATAAATTTTGTTTAAGTGTTCTAAGTCCTGGACGTCGCCGCTGTCATGCCAGCGAAACACATCCGGCTTCTTGCTGTTGATTAGATGAGCCATTGCTTCAACCCAGGCTGGCTGTTTGATAGCTCGCAGCCTTCGATACTGTGCATCCTGAACAACCTTGAACACGTAACAGCCCTTGAGCGCATAACAGTCATAACATACTGAGTCTTCTACATCCTGAAGCATCCGGCCAGTCTTGCATTCTTTGGCAGGTAAACCTATCGACCAGCCCGGCATCTTTGAAGGCTTCGACAAGCTGCCGCCTATAATTTTTAATGCTTCTTCTGTTTTCATACTCCTTTATAATCCTATAATTCTTTCTTGTCAAGCTTGAAGCTTGAAGCTTGCGGCTTGCGGCTTGCTGCTTGCTGCTTGCGGCTTGCTGCTTGTAGCCTCGGACCAGCAGGGGGACACGCGTGCCCCTTGCCACTGATCCCAGGTCCAACGCCAGAGATATTTGTTAGCTATCCAAATATCTATTTTTAAAAGACATTAGACCAGGGATCAGCCGTTGATGTTGCAACCTTCTAGGCCATACAACAACTGATCCCA